AATTCCGCGTGATTCCAAATCAGCCTGCTCTTGTTGATATTTAACCCATTTGGCACTGAGATCAAGTACGTATAAATCAAATGTTGTGCCACTGGCAAGAGCCTCCGTGGGCAACATGTGGTATCTGTGTGCCATGTTGTCCAGACTCAACAACATCATTGTGTTGGGATTGGACCAATCAGGCACATCGCCTATTACTTTCCCAGACGTTCAACTATCTGAGCAATTACCTTGATCAACACATGGCTAGGCAACATATTTTCATTGCTGATAATGGCCCGACCTTCTTCATCTAGGATTAGGTTTTTTACAATGTCAATCATGCCACCTGCATCAGCCGATTGAGCATTGGCCAGTTTCATGAATGTTTCTAAGGGTTGGCGATCCCATGACCAGAATTCAACAGGTTCACCAAACTCCTGAACAGTTTGTTCATCTTCTAGTACAAATTTAATTAGTTGTGGCTTTGCGGCCAATTGATTTAGTTTCATATCTTTCTATCTCCAGATCTTTCTATCAGTTTGTGTGCAATGACCAGTAAGAAACCTATCCTACTGTTTGCTTTCTTTATGTCTGCTTCGGCACATGATATTTCATTCCGTGCTTTGGCAATTTCACCTACCATGCTTTGTAGCAAGGCTTCGTCAGTCTTTGAATCTAATATGTCCATTTATCTGTCCCTATCTATTTATCAACAACAAAAACAGGGCCTTGTGAGCCCTGCTTTGTCAGATTTACTGCTTAGGATACTGTGTAGTCGCCGTCAACAGTGATTGTTACTGGTGATACCCAAACTGGACTATCAGCACTCACGGTTGGAGCAAGACCTGTAACATATCCAGAACCAGTAATTGTTTTACCGGCTGTACCTGCACTGGTGTTACCCATGAACAGGCTGAATGTTACTAGTTCTTTGTCTTTGCTCATACCAAATACACCTAAACGGTCTGCTGAACCTGCAGTAGCACTTGCGTTACCAAAGAATGCTGTTTGGTCAAGTACTAGGTTCATTGCTAAACTGTTGGTTGCTGTAGTTGCAATTTGTTTTTTACTGCCGCTGTCTAACTGTGTCCATGTGAACACGTCATTGGCGTTGTTAAGTGTGACATCTTGTAACGCAGGTACTGCAAGGTTTGCGTTGATGCCGGTGCTTAGGGTCAATGTTACTTGAGTACCGGACACACCAGGGGCTGGATAAATGTAAGCCATCTTGTTCTTCCTTTAATTGGTTAATGTTTTTCTAAAACTGAATTCAAATTCTGTAGTCATTTTGTCTCCGGTAAACTCAGTAGACACTTGGCACAGGCGCTGTATGTAACCAGCGGTACTGCTTTCAAGTCTAGCAAGTTTGATTAGGTCAACCAAGGACTCATAATTTGATGGTAATTGTTTTGCGTCTGTAACGAAGACTACACGAACTGTAGTGATCTCATCGACTGAACCGCCACCATTAAACACATCAAACCCAGCATCTTGTGAACTTTGTGCCGCATCCACATAGATTCTTTTTAGGTTTGACATATACAACGGTGTGCCATTGTTATCCCAAGGCAGTTCATCAGACACAGCAAATGTGCCCAATGACAGAGTCTTAATATAACTTAGTATGGCTGATCTCATCGTATTCTCTTAAGGTTATAGTTACCAGGTTGTTTGTCTGTGCTGGATATTACTCCATCACCACCAAAGTCATACCAATCTCCTGCGGAGATTAGTTCACCAAATAATTTATCAAATTTACCTTGATAGTAACCTATCTTGGCACGCTCTGCATTTTCTTCTGTGCCAAAATCTGCGATCCTGGGTAGAATATAATTGTAGAGTGCGTAGTAAACACATAGATCTTCAAAATCTACAAGTCTATCTTCAATTCGATCAATGTTCAGTGCTGGTACATCAGCAACAGTATTGATGGTGGTAGAAGTATCTCTTTGTAGGAAATAACTTCTCCACCAATCAGTTGCTCTAAACAATGTTAAAATACGATCAGTACTGCGGATCAGAGCACTTTCGACCACGTCGTCAGTGAGGCCTTCGTTGGCTTCAAAGAGTCGCTGATCCATATCAACAACATCTTGATATTCGGCAAACGATATCTTTGTAGTCCCATTTGAAATGAAGGCCATCTCAGTCTCCTATTAGATGATTGAACTATCACTGATAACAGCGATACCATAACCATCATACAATTCACCAACAGCATAGTGGCAAGAAGCAACAATATCATCACCAATGTAACTAGCACGACGCTGAGTTTCAATGTTGATGTCACCAATCATAGCAAGACCCAATGCATCACGATGGAAAATACCACCAGTGTAATCGCCAGCAGTACCTGTATCAGGCACGTTTGCGTTTTCGTATACTGGAACACCAAATAATGTACCAACATAACCTTGCATCATTGCTTCGTTTTGGATCATACCAGCATTTGGATTAGCAAATGTGTTTGTCAAGTTTGCTTTTAAGTCATAAGCAACATATGGATGTACAACTACAGCCAATGCATCACTTGGAACAGCGGCGGCACGTAACTTGGCAACGCCTTGAGCAACAACAGCGGCTGACAGGGCTGTACTAGCACCACCAACGTTTGATGTGAAACTTGAGAACAATGTTACCAAATCTGTGTCAATTTTCTTGGCAATTGCTTCACCGAACAAACGTCCGATATCAGCAACTACGTTACTAGCACTGGATACACGTGATAGATCAGTGATCAAAGTACGTAGACCAACTGTAGATACAGTCAATGTTGCACCACTTGTGCTAACTTCTGTGTTAGATACTTCATTACCTTCTGTAACTGCGGCGGCAGTTTGAACAGGGTAAATAGGTACTGTAACAGTCTTACCTTGAGCAGGTGCCAAGGTGTAATTCTTTACAAGACCACGCATGATACTACGCTCTTGTGCTACAAACATTGCTTCAGCCACGATCTGTGGTAGCAAGTCATTTAGGGTTGTTGTTGTTGAACCAGCCATAATAAATCTCCTTTTATATTGTTAGGCTAAACCGTTGGCTTTTCTATATTCTTTATATAAAGCACGGTGTTCTGGATTTTTCATATCTAAATTAGATATGTCCAGTTTTTTATTTGTACTTCCTGCAATCATGGACTTGGCATTGGTAGTGGCCGGAGTTGATTGTACGAAGTGCGGATTCGAATCTAGGAATGTTCGCACTAGGTCTTCAACTGCTAAGGGTTCACCTGCGTCATTATAACGTACAGAACCTTTATCGTCTACTACTTCTACTTCACCATCCGAATTAAGTCTAACATTATTGGCTAATAAACTTTTTACTTGTTCTGGTGCAACTGCACGAAACTTGGCGGCGGCACTGACAAGAGGTGTATTAACTTTATATTCCTTAATAATTGCATCTCTCTTGGATATTTCACTATCCTTTTTAGCGGCCAATTCTTGTAGAGTCTTTTCAAATTCACCACGCTTTAGTTGCTGTTCTGTCTGACGCTTTTCAGCCTCTTGACGTAGAGCACGTAGTTCATCTGGGTCTCCCAAGTCTTCATACGGTTTAAGCAGTTTCTTCTGCAATGAACCCTTCATACGGGCCATCATATTGTCAACTTCTTCTTGTGTGTATGATTTGGACACTTGTGCCTGATTTTCTGTTTCTAAAGTTGCCGCATCAGTTGCGTTGTCTTGTGCTAATGTATTGTCTGACATTATGGCATCGCCTCCTTTAATGAGTTATAGTATATTTAGTTATATTATTTTTTACGTTTTGGCTTGTATCCCGAAGCATACGCCGCTTGGCCTTGACGTGTGGCACGTGCTTGTGCTTGGGCTCCGGTATATACTTTACCAGAAGATCCCCAACGGTATCCTGTTTGTCCTGACGCAGTTTTAACTTTGTGTACAGGCATGTTAATACTTTTTAGGTGGTTTCTTACCGCCCGATTTCTTTTTGTAAGCCATCATGGTCTCCTTAGTTTGTTCTTGCGGCATTGGCGGCGGCTTCAGCAATCTGTTCCACCGTAACACCCAACTGCTGTTGTATTTCTGGATTGCTGACACCTGACATCAACAACTGTTGTATCTGCTGTTGTGTCACCGCTGAGGTCATCACCATTTGTTCATCTGCTGGTTCCCACTTGGCACACCAGTATACAGCACGTACAGGTGCATCAAACTTGACGCAATACAGTTCACCTGGCTTGAAGTATTCGCAATTGCCACAGTTCTCACCCTCGGGTACTTCAGCATTTGTGGCTGGTTGATAGGCCACAGGCAACGACTCAGCGATGGCTTCACCATCAGGGTAGGTTCTACCTGTTATGGGATTGGGATCAA